CGGCAGGCGGACCGAGGCGAGCGTGGTGCATCACGCCTGGCCCGCTGACCTGTACCCGGAGTACAGGTGGCAGTCGTGGAACCTGCTGGCGCTGTGTCCCGCGTGCCACAACGCCATGCACGTCCGCCACTCCGACGAGCTGTCCGAGCGGGGCACGGCATGGATGCGGCGGTGCAGACCGCCCGAGGCGAGGCAGCCCCCCCGGGTGCGTATCCTTGACGCGCCCGTCCGGGGACCGGTGGGGGGAACTCTTTCTAACCCCGGCGAAAACCTTCCGGGAGGGGGACTCTCACAAGGCAGAATCACCGGCGGACCGAAAGGCCAGCCTGCGATAAACAAAACAGAAGGGACGCGATAACAATGGCAGAAGTAAACTACGCCACGGATGGCAAAGCCAATGCCGCTCTGACGACGGGCATCATCGGCACAACTCTGGGCGGAATCGCCGCCGCTGGCGGTCTGGGTGCTATTCTGGGCATCCAGCCTGGCGGCATGAACCCGTCCGACCGGCCCGTAACCCGGTATGAGATGGACCTGATCCGGGAGAATGCCCGCCTCCAGAACGAAAACACCCGGATCTCCTGCAACAGCTACACGGACCATGCTGTCGCCGGTGTCCAGCGGCAGATTGACGGCCAGAGCGCTGTCAACGCCGCCATGACGGCGACCATGCAGGCACAGCAGGGACAGATCAACCAGATCATGGGGATTACCCGGCTTGTCGTGCCGAACGAGAACGTGGCCCCCGGCTGGGGCCGTGCCGCCGTCACGCCCGCGCCGCCCTGGCCGCCTGTCCCATGGTGGCCTCCGGTACCCCCTTATCCTCCGACGGGCGAGGGCGGGACGCAGACGGGCGGTGACACCGCTGCCACATCCGCAGCTTAAGGAGGCGCACTGTGGAAACCGGTTCTGGCATCACGCCTATTTCTACGGCATCCAAGGCGGATTCTGAGTCCATCGACAAAGCTGGTCGTAGCCCCACGCGGATTTCCCAACAGAAGATGATTGACGGGGCGGTGGGCTTTCTTCTGGCGGAAGTAGTCCCTAAAACGACGCAGGGGACGCCCCTGAGAATTGCCGCCCGCGCTGCGGCGACATATTTCAAGAAAAACGCTCCTCTGCAAGAGAAAATTCTGCGTGGACCCGTCATTGAGGGGCTTCTTGGCTATGATTCGGGGGCGGATACATGGGAACCTGACGGCTATCTGTCCCAACTCGAAACCGAGACGCGGGAAAACGGCGGACGGTTCTGCGTGACTATCCCGCTGTCCAAGTTCCCCCTGCTGTCCATCAGTCTGGGAAACCCTGGCGACATCGAGATTATTTTTACAGCGGATGACATCTCCACGCTCCGCCGGTACCTGACGACTGACGCTTAACAGCTGGCGGTGCGGGCGGGCTGTGAAAAAACGGTCCGCCCGCCATCGGCACAAAACGGAAGGGAACACGGGAAGGAGGCGAACCGTGAAAAAAAACGGGTGGAAGAAAAGAATCAAGACAGCCTGCCAGGAGGCGGGAACCTACCGCGAGTGCTTTGCGCAGGCAGTGGAAACGCTGGCAGACATCCTGGAGAAACGGGACGCCGCTCAGGATGCGTTTGATGCGGACGGCGCGGAAATCCTCGTCACCTACACCAACAAGGGTGGCGCGGAGAACCAAACTATAAACCCCGCGCTGAAACTACTAACCGATCTGAACCGGGACGCGCTGGCGTACTGGCGGGACCTGGGCCTCACCCCGGCGGGCCTGCGGAAAATCAACGAGGACGCGCTAAAACCGAAACGGGCCTCCCCGCTGGCGGATGCGCTAAGAAACGCGGGGGGCTGACACATAGCATCAACCCGAAGCCGCAGACCGGGGAAGCGGCGGAAAAGCTGGAAATCCGTAGCGGAAAAATACGCGAGAGATGTTGTAGCGGGAGAAGTCGTCGCTGGGAAAGAGGTTGTGCAAGCCTGCCAGCGGTTTCTGGACGATTTGGGCCGGAGAGACATCGTCCTAAAATCAGAGGAGCCTGACTTTGTGATCAATATCACGCAAAGTCTGATGGTCCATCTCAAGGGAGAGACGGCGGACGGGCAGTCCATCAAAGACACGCCTGTGGAGCTGCTGCCCTGGCAGATTTTTATAATCTACAATTTGCTGGGATTCCGCTGGCGCGGAAAAAAGGAACGTAGATACAAAGAGGCGTTTATCTTTATCCCACGAAAAAACGGGAAAACCACGCTGATTGCGTGCCTTGCCTTTGCCCTTGCAATGCTGGAAAGAAAAAGCGGCTCAACTCTGTACATTGTCGCCGCGTCCATGGACCAGGCCAAACAATCCTTTGAGACAATCCTGCACAGCATCCAGTTCCGGGGCCTGGAATCGGAATTTAGAATCCGGGACAACAACGCAGAACACTCTATCCGGGCGGAACTGCTGGACGCGGACGGAAACCCG